ATGTTCGACGGCTGCATCGGCGCGTTGCCGTCCTTCCACGACACCTTCGTCCAGGTGAAGGAGGTGAGGCTGGTGCGCGACAGCTTGTACGGATGGCCGTTGGGGTGGACCATATACATGACATCGACCTGCTGGGCCACACGTAGGTCCTGCTGCTCGTCGTTGTCGTAGGTCGTCACCGTCTCCAGCGGCGTGCCGGGGCTGCTCTCCACCTGGCCGTGGTTGGCGTAGTAGCGGATGTAGTTGTGCCCAACCTCCATGATGTACTGCTGGTCGGAGGCTACGTCGAACGGGATCAGGGCGTTCTTGGCGCTGGTGCGGTTCTTGACCTCGTTCACGAAGATCGAGCCCGAGCGGCGCATGAACCCGCCGTGCGGCAGGATTTGCCCGTTGAGAGCTTGTCTTAATCCTTGATGGTACGCCTCCAGGTCGTCGCGCCCGCGCAGACGGCGGGTGAGAAGGCCCGCCGTGAAGTTGGCTTGGATCGGGTTGTATCTTGCCACTAGACGACAGGACCCACGCGGAAGGGATAGTTGTCGGAGAAGCGGCTGTCGATCCAGTCAGAGGCCACGATGACCTCGGGGGTGTTCTGGATCGCGCCCTTGAACTTGGCCTGCTTGGCGGCCTGCTCGCGGCCCTGCACGAGCGCGGTGTAGCGGTCAGTGCCCTTGGTCAGGTCGTAGAAGATAGTCGTGGCCAGGAGGTAGGACAGGTACTTCACGAACTCCGGGGAGTACATGCCGGGGTCGGTGACGCGCTTGACGTAGACGATCTTGAGCGGGGCGTCGTCGGCCAGGATGTAGTTTCCTTCGCGCTTGAAGATAGTTTCACTGGCCGTGTAGTTACGCTTGCTCTCGTTCTGGTCGTCGCCAATTCCGATAAGCTGGAGCAGGTCGGACGGCACGGTGAAGCGGTTGGTGAAACCGAACAGCGGGGCAGCGGGATCGGCGGCCAGTTCGGCGCGCTCGATCGCGAAGTACCAGCGGTAGTCGGTGAGCGCCTGGTCGAGGACGAGGTCGTAGACGCGCTTCAGGACCCGCGCCGCCTTGCCGTCCTCGTTCAGCGACGTGATGGACGGCTCGCCGCAATGGGTGAGCGCTACGTTACAGATTTGGATTTGGCTCGCCATACCCGGATACTATCACGGATGGAGGGCAAAGAGAAACCCCCTGTCCACGAGGGACAGGGGGCCGCGGCGGGGGAGGAGGGTGAGGGAAACGCCCGCCGCTAGGACTACTCTGCCGTGGTGCCGGACGTAGCGATGCCCGATACCTTGGACGCCTTGGAGGACTGGCGGTGGTAAGAACGCACCAGCGCCGCAATCATCTTCTCGACGTCCATGCCCGCCGTAATCGTGTTGTCAATCAGGAGGGCCACGGACCCCGTGAGGGACCCGCCCGTCCCGTAGGTCACAGTGACCTGCCGAGACGGGGTGATCGAGGCGTTGAGGGTAAGAGTGGCCAAGAGGCTACTCCACCGCGTAGAGGACGTAGCCGCGGAGCGAGCCGCTGTCCGGGTTCGCACCCTCCAGCTTGGCCGTCAGGGTGATGGCCGTCGACAGGCGCTCGCGGCCAAGGCCGTAGAGGGCCCAGGTGTTCGCGAAGGCCGACGTGCCCGCAGCCGTGGCAACGTCCAGTGCCGAGAGGTACTTGTTCTCGGTCGTGCCGTCGCCAATGTCGAGGGTCACGGACGAACCGAAATCGGTGAAGTCGATGAACCCGGTGATGATGCGAGCGCCCACCGGGAGCTTCGCCAGTTCGACGAGGTCGTTCTGCGCGGCGTCGCCCGTCCAGGTGAACGCCTGGACGCGGACCTTGCCGTTCGAAACACCGCTGTCCGGCTTCGTCTGCGGAGTAGCGCGAAGCCCGGTGATGATATCAGAGTAGAGAGTGGCCATGTGTCAGGTTCCTTGGTTGACGATTAGGCTTCGCTGCACAGGACCGAGACAACCATCTCGTCTTCCGTGCGGACCGCGGTCCACGAGCCGCAGGTATAAATCTGCTGCGCGTAGCGCTTGTCCGGGCGGGGAGAGGCCGTGGTGTTCGGGGCCATGCCGTCGATGAAACGGATGGCGGGCTGCGCCCAAGCGAAGCAGTTGCGCACGCTGGACGTCGAGATCAGGCGCTCGGTGCGGATGAACTTGAAGCCCAGGAAGGTGTCGACCTGGCCCTGCACGAGGGCCTTGACCGTGTTGAAGTCCTGCGATGTCACCTTGTCGTCTTCCAGAAGCTCGCGCATCTGGCGGGACGTGGCGGCGAAGAAGCGCGGGTAGAACTCGTCGACCTCGTTGGCGTCGAGGATTTCCTTGGCGCGGTTGAGCTTGTCGATCGTCAGGCCCGTCGAGCCCGAAGCAAGCTGCTGGCTCGCGGTCGGGAAGGCGGTCGTGCCCGAGCCGGTGTGGCCCGTGACGGCGGTGCGGTACAGCGCGTCGATGATGGCGTCGTCCATGCCGCGGCCCATCGTGCCCGCGTGACGCATGGTGTAGATGCTGTCAAGCTGGATCAGCATCTTGACGCGGTCCTGCTTGTCGATCAGGTCGGCCACGTCGTAGTCCTTCATGAACCACCAGCGCCGGGTCTGCGGCGTGCTGTTCAGGGGCGTGTCGCCATGGCGCTCGTTGATCTCGTTCGGGGCGTCGATGCCGCCCGTGATTTCGATCGCGCCGCTCTCGCCCGTGCCCTGCTCGCGCATGACCGCGGGGAGCAGGCGCGAATAGCGCTGCTCTGCAAGCAGATGCACGTTGCTGGAGAACTGGGTGACATACGACACCGGAATGTCGACAGAGTAAAGAATACGCATCAGATACGTTGCCTATTGGATAGGTTGTGGGGGGTTCGGTGGAACCGCGCCGGGTGTCCCTATCCAGGGGCCGAACTTGGTCCGTGGGAGTATGGTTGCCACACTCCCACGGAATTGTCAAGTCCTACTTCTTCCAAAGGCTAGAGAGCGCGCCCCGCAGCGCCAGGCCAAGCACCAGCACGCCGATCGCCACGCCCGCGAGAACGCCCAGGAAAATCCACAGGATCGTCATCATTTGGCGCTCCGCCTCTCGGCCTTGGCAAAGAACTCCTGAGCCTTCGTTTCAAGCTCGCGGCGCTTCGTCAGGTTGGGCTCGTTGATGGCCTGGTTGATGAGCTTCTGGCCCTCGGCCTTGGCGTCGTCGGGGGTGATGCCCGAGCCGAAGTCGCCCGGCTTGTCGCCGCCGCCCTCGTCCTCGGCCAGCATCTTGCCGACCTTGGCAAGCATCTTCAGGACCGGACCGTCCGTACCCAATCCTGCCCGATTTAGGCTTTCGCGCAGGGGGTCGCCACCCAATTTCCCGACCGCGAAGTTGGCCGCAGCCACGCTGCCGTCGAACGCCTCGCCCAGTTCATTCTTCAGCGCCTCGATGTTCTGGCTGTTGCGCTCGATCTCCGCTGTGGCCATGTCCTTCTGGCCCTGCTCGATCATGCCGTTGAACGTGCCGAGCAGGCCCTCAAGCTGCTTGGGCAGCACGCCCGCCTTGAAGGCCGCCTCGGTAAGGGTCTTCATGCCCGGTGCGTCGAGCTTGATGCTCTCGCCCACCGCCTTCTGGTCGAGCTTGTAGCCCGCCATGTCCTTGGGCAGGCCCATCTTTTCGAAGGCCGCGCGCTGGGCTTCCGGGCTCGCGTTCGGAGGAAGCTCGACCAGGTGGTCCGTGGGCCGCCCAATGAACTGCGAAGCATGGTCGAAGCCGCGCACCAGTTCCTCGATGTTGGCGTACTTCTTGGCCGAAGGGCTTTCCTTCAGCTCCGGGGGGAGAGCGGATCGGTAGTCCCAGCCGTCAGGGAGCTTAAAAACTTCGCCGCTTGGCGGTTGGCTTTCTCCAGCACTTCCCGCCCCCGCTCCTGGCGCAGCACCTCCAGTTCCGCCTCCAAGGAGGCTATTCGGAGCGCCTGCTCCTCCCGCGCCATCCCCGCCTGCACCAGCGCTGCCCGCAGCTCCGCTACCTCCACTTCCACCTGCTTCTCCGTCGTAATAAATTCGGAAACTAGAACTCTTCGTCATGTCCTGCACCCTTTCTCTCAACGGACGTCTCACTCTCTGCCTGTGTCGGCTGCTTCATGTCGTCCGGTGTCATCGACAGCATCTTGCCGATATACACCAGCACCCCTCGATGACCCTCATTGACGTGCGTGCCGTAGGGGTCGCCGGGCACGTTCGTCGACTTGTTGGTAAAGCCGAACTTGGCCACCAGATGCGTCAGGACCACCTTGCCCGCGGGCGAGCCAAAACAGTCCTGGTAGAGAAGCACAAGCTCCTCCGGTGATACTTCCCTCTTAGCCTGCATTATTGGCCTGTGTTACCTTCGCTCCAGCCGTCATGAGCGCCGCACCCGCCTGCGCCGCTTCCGGCATCAACTGGGCTTGCATCGCAGCCTGCTCTTGCTGCGCGCGGGCCTTGCGGACGCTGTCCACCTTGGTCTTGGTCTGCACGATCTTGGCCGACGCACCGTTGGCGAGCGGAAGCAACTGGGCCACCATATCAGTGTCGATCCAGTCGAACAAGCCCTTGTCGACCTGCGCCCAGGCCGCCATCATTTCGAAGGTGCGGACGAGGGACAGACCCTCCATCTGCTTCTGCGACGCGATCAGGGGCGAGACGTACTCCAGCTTCAACTGCTTGCCGCTCAGTTCCATCGGGGGCTTGGGCAGGATACCGGAGCGATCGAGGATGTTGAACGTGCGGGTGACAAGGCGCGAGAACAACTCGGTCTGCATACGCACGAGCATGGGGGACAGGGCGCGGTTGCGCTCGTCGACTTCCTGGAGAACCTGCGTGGCCGTCTTGACCGGGCTATCCGGGGTGACGAACAGCGGCGTGAAGAACGCCTCCTTGATCGACTGCTGGCGCGCGATGAGCAGTTCGTTGCCCGTCTCGATGCGCGACGTGCCGGGCGGGATCAGGGTCTTGATATCGACCTGTCCTTCGGTGAACGTGAGGCCACCGGCATGGAGGCGCACCGGGGACACCAGCGAGCCATCGGGGATCACCAGCGGCGGATCGACGATCTTCTCGGCCCCGCGCAGGATCGTGTCCGACATGCGGTTTACCATGCGGATATCCGGCATGGCGGTCATGGCCGGGCTGCGCCCATAGATTTCGCCGCGGGCCTTGTACCAGCGCGGCACGAAGTAGGGGAACTCCTCGTAGGAGCCATACTCCAGGATGCGGTTCTCGTGGCCGGTCAAAATCCAGCACGAGTAGTAGGCTGCGCCCTTGAGCTTCTGGCGCTCGGGCAGTTCCGCGGCCAGTGGATCGGTGGCAGGGATTACCGCGTGCAGGAAGCGATCCTTGGTGCCGAGCTTGTCGTCGGACAGGTTCTCGTACTCACGACCGAGCTTGTCGGCCTTGAAGCGCTGAAGCGCCGCGCGCTTCGTCTGGTGGCGCTGCCGGATCATGCTGTCGATGTTCTCGTCTTCGCCCTCGTCGATGACGCAGTCGTCGAGGTGATAGACGCGGCAGCGCAGCTTCTTGTTCACGACGTCTTCGAACATGACCGCCGTGCCGAACGCGCCGATATCGAGGTAGACCTGGTGAAGCTGAGAATAGATATCGGCGCTCGGGGAGGTGAGCGCGTTCATGATCTTTTTCTGGCATGTCTCCAGATACGCTCGCACCGTGGACGAGAGTTGAAGTTCAGGCTCCCCTTCAACGCCTAAACGCACCCACTCGGAGGCCGGGTTGTTCAGGAGCGTGTGCAGGAAGGACGCGAACATTTCCAGCGACCGCGGGGCGGTGCTGTCCAAAATCCAGCGCATCCGATCCTGGCCGGGTGTGACCTGCTCCATGAAGGACGCGGAGTTGGGCAGGCAGTACCGCGCGATCGACTGCCACAGGCTTTCCCACGATCCTCGCTCGCCCCGCTTGGTCTTCTCCCGCTCTACAATCGCGTCGGCCAGCTTGTTTTTCATGCTACCTTATAACACATTTCCTGGCGAGCTACGCCACTACCCCAGATACGCCAAGGGTGGGTCGCGCGGGAGCGCCGATTGTGTCTCCTTGAGGATCGGTATCATCCATCAGCATGACGGACTGGTCGAAGTTGTGAACGTCGTAGAGCGCGATGGTGAAGGTGTCGCCCGACGTGAAGGTGTGGGGAACGGTCCACGTCACCTCGTCCGCATCGGTGATCTCGATAGATGTTGGCGTGACCTCGACGTCATTGATCTCGACCCTGGTGCCAGTGAGGCCGGTCGTCTGGAACGTCGGGGCCAGGAAATACGGGTCGGCGTCATCATATACCAAACCCTTGAGTTCCGTGCCGCCAGGACCGTCGTGCGTGAACGCCCCGACGATGGTGCTTCCAGCCGCCGTGGCTGTAACCGTCGTCAGCTTCGGGCCGCGCGCACCATGGGTCGCGGCGAACTGCCGAAAGGCGATGTTCTGCGCAAAGCGCCGTTGCGTGCGCCCGTTGTTCACCTTGGGAAGATGAGCGCCGTCAGTCCGCTTGATGTCGTGGTCTGTCCAGCCCAGGAACGCGCCTTCCGGCCCCAGCACTCCGGCGTCGTGGTCGTCTAGGAAGTCCCACGCCTCACCGACGATAGTGCGGAAGTTAGGCGTCGTGGTCGGGCCAAACTCCAACCATCCGGGCGGCGTGTAGTAGCAGACAAGGTCGTTGCCGTCCGTCGACAGCGCGCGCCAGGTCGTGAAGAAGCTTTCCATGTTCGTGCGGAAAGTAGCAGCCGACAAGCCGTCGTTGATCTCGACCGTACCGATCGCCATAGACAGCAAATCCCAGTCGTAGCCGGGGCCATTGGTGTCAGCGAGATAGGTTGTCGAGTTGATGTAGGCCGCGCCGCCCGGAAGATGATCCGTAAATCTCGTGCCGCCAGTCGTGACTACGACAGCCAGTGACGGGATACCGTCCCCCTGGACTGCTTGCATGGAATTACCGAATTGCTTGCCCCCGTTCCCGCCGACTTCAAACGACGTCTGCGGAACAAGGGGCTCACCAGTACCAGGGTCTATAAACGACAGCTTCAGACGTTGCGCCAGTGTGAAGTACCCGAACCCGGACCAGCGGCGATCGCGCAGGTCGTCGCCCGCGCTGGGGAAGGTCGTCTGCGGGTAAGGGCTCGCGGGTTCTGTGTATTGCTTCTGCTCGATCGAATTTCCGAGACGCATGGCCACAAAGCCGACGCCCAATATGTCGCTGCGATCCACGACGGCATCGACGTCGCGCTCGCCATTTTTCCGGACCTCCGCATACCAAGAGCCCGGCGGCGTGTCGAAGGTGGCCGTCCAGACACCGCCGCTCGACGCTCCGACCAGGAGCGGGGTTTCCCAGCCCGTAGCCGGAGTGCCCGTCGTGACGTCCAGAAGGCGGCCATAGATATCTGCGTCCGCTCCGCTGAGAACGGTGCCGGTCTTGGTGTGATCGCGGTTGCCGCCGTCACTGCGCAGGATGGCGTTGCGCTCCGTCGCGGGCTTGCTGTCGACCGCCAATGCGCGCAGGGGCGTGTTGAACAACACCTGCATTTCCGCGCGCCGCGCGATAAGCTGCTCGGTGGTCATTACGCCCGTCCAGCAACGGATATTGCCGACATAGGCGTTCATTGCCGTAGACGATGCCGGGGTCCGCCCGATTACCGGCGCGGCAGATGACGCCGCCGCCTCTGTCCGGGCCGCCGCCCCGCCCAGCGCCAGGGTTTCGGAACTGTCGTCCAGCATGAACAGGACAGTCCTGTTCACATAGTCTACCTGCACGGCCAGGTAGGACGCGACATCTTCCGTCAGCGCCAAGGTGCTGACGATGGTTGTGTTGCTGTCCCCGGAATTGCGGCGGATGACGACCCGCGGGTTGCCGGTGGTCGTTACCTGCACGGTAAAGCGATTGGCCAGAACCGCGCCGGTATAAACCCGTAGTATCTGGTATAGGGCCGCAAAATCATGGAACTCAAACACCCCGTCCATGCCGAGCACCTGCTGGTTGCTGCTGAACGTCGTTCCGTTGCTGACCAAAAGGCTGTCAAGGTTGGCGATCAAGAAGTCGAAGACATTCTCTGAGTTAATGCCGTCGATCTTACGGTTCGGCCCCGCGTTCGCGGAAGGCGCTGTTCCGTTGCGGCTATTGCCCGACATATCTGTGGCCGTGGCAACCGTAGAGTTATCCGCCCCCGCGATGCCAGGTAGATTGGCGTCGTCGGTGGGGTCAAATTCGAAAGCAACCACACCTGGCGGGGCTACCTGAATGGCGTTGCCTGACGTCGGCGCGTCCATCGGGCCGATCATAACCGGCCCCGTAACATTTGTAGAGGACACCGGCTACCAGTCGATCGCGGCCACCGCGGAGCCCGCGGCGCGGGTGAGAAGACCGCAGCGTACCTCCCATACCCCCGCGAGCTGCGCAGTCTGCGCCCCGCCATTAGAAGCGGAAGCAGAGGTATACAGCGTGACGACGTTACCCGTCGTGCTGTCGTTCTTTACACGACGAGCCTGAACGACCCACACGCACGACAAAGTAGTGCTGTCGTCGATTACCGACGCGGTGAACACATTGGGAGACTGGCGGCTGTCGATGCGCACCCAGTCTGTGTACTCGGCGCTGGCATCCACCGCTGCCTCACGGGTGCGGACATTACCGCTTGTCGCATACGTCATTACGCGCCTCCGAGAAGGGTCTTGCGCGTCTTCAGGCCCGAGAACTCGGAGCCGCTATCCGCTGCGGTGAGAAGGGAATTGGCCGCGCCCTGGCGGTTGGCCTGCTCGGCCATACTCTTGTTCTTGGCTTCCTGCGCGGCCTGCTGCTCCTGCGCGCGGGCGTCCGCAGCGCTCGGCCCCGTATTGAAATACTTGGCTTCGGACTGTTGGCCGCCACCAAAGAGGCGGGCGATGGGCGCGAAGATCGCGCCAATGTCGTAACGGACCTGCATAGGCTGGAGCCTAGCACATTAGCTAATCGAACTCAACCACGTCCTTGCGGGCGTATTTCTTGCCGTGCAGCGCCCACCAACGCGCCCGGCCACGCTCTCCGCGGTCGTCGAGGGGGAGGAAGTTCTGCGACAGGGGGTTGTCGCTGTCGTCCCTGCCGCTCGATCCCACCCCGCGCTGCGTCGAGGAGTGGTACTTGATGCGCCGCGGGCGGACGGTTTCGCTGGGCTTGTCAGCCATTGACGCTCGGCCACGAGGTTTCCGGCGAGCCGCACTCCGGGCAGCAGTCGGGGATGGGTGATCGCGGGTTGGGCTGGAGCAGCTTCACAGGACCCTTCCACCCGCAGTCGTCGCAGGTTGCGTCTTCATCCTTGGGCGATTGCATCCATCTGCTCCTTGAGTTTTAGTTTCCTTAGCGAGAACGCCCAGCGCAAGGCACGCTCGTATCCTGGGTTGTTGCGACACGCCCGGATATGGTCGCGGAACGCCGCCCGTTCGGCAGGCTCCAGGGTGCGCCACCGCCCCGCGTTCACATCGGCTAGTAGCGCGAAGGCTTCAGCCTGCTCGTGGCCCCACTCCCGGCTAGCGGGATAGACACGATCGTGAACGGCGTGCCCGATTTCATGAACGAGTTGCGCAACGCCTGCATCCCGCGGGCAGAAAAGAAAAGCGAGTTCAGCCGCGGCGTCGGATACGAAAGCTGGTCTTCCGGAATGAACAGGTCCAGTTGGACGGGTGTAGCCCCACTCTCGGACGAGGGTGTCGACGTAGTCTTCCCGGAAATGGTCATCCACGATCCTTACGTTCTTCAGCCCACGCCACAGGTAATTGCCCCATACGCAATGCGCAACCAGTAGTTCTGCACCCGACGCTGTACGAAACTTCAGGACGGCGTCCTCCCGTAGTACAAGATATACCAAGTGAGATATGCACGGGCTCTAGCGGCCTGAAGTTCAACCACCGTGAGAGGCACGCACTCATCAGCCTCGCGGCCCAACCAAAAGTAATACATTACAATACCTCCTTACGGCCATGAGTAAGCGTTACCAGATTACCCGCCCGGTCTTCATGCCACCGATTTACCCAAGGACCGCGAAACGAGATCGCCCACGCCGGGCCGCCCAGGGCTTCTACTTTATGGAAGTGTTCTCGCTTCGTGATCTTGGTCTGCCCTGCTTTGAACAGTCGAGGTTGGCCGCCCCTTATGTGCTCACGTACCTGGCCTTTCAACCATATCGTATAGGCGTTGAAAGCGTGGGTGTGGTAGCGCTCGGGGTTGTGGCGGCTGAACCGTAGCAACGCGATCGAAAATAAAGGCTTGATCTCGATCAGGAAATACGCAGTCGTACCGGAGTTGACCCCGCCGTCCGGGGCCTTCTGAAACATCTTCATCCCATCCTCCTACAACACCGCCGTCTGTTGAAGATAGTCTTGCCCCTGCTCGGGGGCGAACTTGCGAAGACCCATCGCGAGGGTCCTCAGTGCATCCGCACTGTGAGACGTCCAATCGTGCTTGGGCTTCTGGCGGAATACCTGCTGCCGTTCATCATACTCTCGGTGGTACAGAGCCACGCGGTCAAGGCCATCCTGCGTTGAGCTTGCGTCAAAGAGGCAGCGCGGCAGAAGTGTTCGTACCGCTGCAATGCCGTCCTCCACGTTGGCGCGCGGAACAGTGACGCCACGAACTCCAAGGGCACGGAGGACAGAGGCGCGGGACTTGCCCGAACCAAGCTCGGTGACTTCGACGTCGTGCGGCCAGTAGTGTCGTCCATAGCGATACCCCTTCTTCTCCAGTATATCGGCGTAGTGGTCTAGCGCGGCTCCAGCAGCTTCGTAATAGTCAATGACACGTACTTCGTTAGCCACGCATTGCACAAACCAGATTGCGGTGCAATCGTCGAAACCCAAGTCCCATCCAGTGTGGACTGGCAGGAGAGGATTGTAGGGCACAGCCCGAATACGGTCACGGTCTTTAAGCTCGGCCAGTTGCTTGGCGTAGATGGCTCCCTTGACGGCGGCGTCCCAGCTACATTCGTACTCCTGCTCGTAGGCGTCGTCATCGTTCATGTCCATCTTGGCCAGGCGTAGCTCCTCGGGATTGAGGACGCCGGTCTGACTGGCCTTCCAGAGTTCCGCGGCCCAGTCACTACGATACACCAACTCGTCGCCCGCCGCACTGTCGATCTCGCCGCCACCCATCTTCGCGCCCAAGCCCTGCGCCCACAACTCCGCGCGGCGGTGCATGTGGTGGGCGTGGTTGCGCCCGAACGGGGTCGTCATAAAGATCGCCCACTGGTTCGGGTCGAGGCGATTGTCGAAGCCGTTACGGTTTACGTCCGACAGCATTGGGCGGACCTGCTGCGTCCACACGTGCGGCGGTATCTGCGCCCACTCGTCGAACACTACACCGTCCAGGTACATGCCTCTCAAACGCTGCTTGGGTGTATCTGTTCCGTAGAGGGCAATCTGAGCACGCCCACCAAGGCGGGTTGGCAATTCCACCGTGAGCTTGCTCTCCATCTTTTCCGCCGTAGGGATACGATCGGCGAAGTCCTTCAAGTATGTCCAGGCAATGTTGCGGGCCATATCGTAGGTCGGGGCCAGATAGGCGTACCGCCCGTTGGGGAACGGACACTCGATCGCTTTCTCGCCCAGGGCGTTCACGGCCAGGACGGACTTCCCGAAGCGGCGATGCACCACCCACGAGTTAAAGCGCTTCATGCGCTCGTACATTTGGCCCTGCAAGGGGCGCGGGATGAAGCGCGTAAGCTCCCTCACGTCCTCGGGCAGGTCTACGATGCGGTTGTTCTGCGTCGCCTTGACGATCGCGGCGACCTTGGCAATGAGGCTCAAGCGTTCAGCACCTTCTCATATTTCTTCTTGGCCCCCATTGGCTGATCCGTTCTGCGCTCCGGTTTTGATGCGCTATTCCAGTCGCCCCCTCGTGTCGTGGCCACCAATTTCCACCCCGCCGCCTCCACAGACACCCCCGGCTCCTCGTCCAGAATAAACGTCTGAATAGACTTGTAGCCCATTGCCTTGCACGCACGCGCGGCGGCGGCGTACAGGATAGAGCAGGCGTTCTTTGTCCCGTCTGTGACCAGGCGCGTGACCTCGGCCACTTCGTATTGCTCGGTGTTACGCGCGACTGGCCTCCCAATGATAGCCGCGCCATGAACTCCTCCCCATTCGTTGCGCACCCCCAGGCTAAAGCGATGCCCCGTCACAGGCTTGTGGTGGCGATGGTCGGTTGCGACAATCTCATTAGCTTGTTTCAAGGTAAGCGGGAATACTTCAAGGGTCACACCAACTCCCTCATTTCAACGATGTTGGCCTTCGGGATGCAGACGTCACTTCCCGCGGTGCCGTCCTCCTCGCAGATCGAGCCCACGAGGACGATGTACTTGTCCGTCTCCTTGGCCACGAAGCCGGTCGACTGGATGAACGACAACTCCGCCTCCTGGACCTGCTCCCAACTGATCCACCCGCCCTCGTCGTAGCTGCAGGCGTCCTCCCAGCGCACGAGGACAAGACGGGTGGGCATCGTGAAGGGTGCGTCGGCCATGGTCTATTGTAGCATCAAAACTGGTTGGCTTCCAAGTCGGCCTTGAGCCAGCCCCAGTTCCGGCCCGCGCGGATGCCGTAGACCAGGCTGATTGAGATATTGAACTTCTCGGCCGCGGCTCGGGCGGCCCAGTCGCCATGGTCTGTGAGAATGGCTCGCACGTCCGTTTCACTGATTTTCACCAGGCCGTGCTTCTCGCCCCGCACCGGGCTGGGCTGGCCGCGCATTTTGGCCGCGCCGTTCTTGCGGCGGCGCTTCACGTCGCAGTCTTTCATGTTTTCCTGGTGCGTAGCGCAGAACAGGTGGTCGAGGTCGATGCACTTGGGGTTATCGCAGGAGTGGCAGATGCTCATGCCCAGCGGAATAGGGCCGTGCTCCGTCTCCCACATGGCGCGGTGGGCGTAGACCAGGCGCTCGCCGTCCCACACACGACCGTAGCCGTTCTCGTTCTTTGCGCCTTTCCATTCTCGGCACCCCGTGTCCCACATGACTTCGGAGCGATCGAGCAGCTTTTGTCGCATAACAGCGACGGGGAATGAAATTGCCATCCATCCAATATAATTCGTATAACTCGTTCTGTCCATAGTTCATCCTAAATTTTAAAAAATTACTCAATATTTCCAACCGTGATGGGGCAGGGGCCGGGGACCCATCCTGGCGGCGGGGGTAGGGGGGTCGCGATCGCCAGATTTCGGGGGGTATGTTATAACATTCCAACCCAGGGGCGAGTGAGCGCTCACTACCTATCGCCAACCGGCTAGGGGGTTAGATATGCCGTAATGCCTATTACGCGATCTTCTTGCGCATGCGGCGTTATAACAGCCAATGGGATCAAGGACTTAGGCCAGCTGTCCCTGGCCGCAGGCAAAGAAAAACCCCGCCGGAGCGGGGTCTAGGCTGTATCTAGGGGGCTAGGGGCTGGTCCTGGCTAGTCCTGGCTAGATGGACGCGGCGCTAGGTGTTGCAAAAATGCCACACTGGGCGCTTGCATCGTTTCAGTGTTGCAGAAATGTCACTCTGTCCGGCGAGGGATCACAGCGCTCAAGGGGCTTTGTGTCAGTCGATAGCATTTGCATATCCTTTCCTTGGTCAATCAAGCGCTTAACTATTGCTCACCCTGCCAGGGACAGGGGCGCGGGTCGCGCATTTCACGGCGGACGCAAAACGAAAAGACAAAGCGCCCAAGCCACACAAAGCGCAATCCCCCTACTCGACGGGTATAGAAGTTAAAAACCGGCTCATGCGTCATTTCAATTGCTCCCGTTGCGATAGCTGGACGCTATCGCCGACTTATCCACATGGCAAGCAAAAAGAAAAGCCCGGAATAAACCGGGCTTCCCTTCACATGATCCAGCCTATCGCCTGGCATTACGGGCTGCTATATACCCTGAGTTATACGCTTGGTCCGCTTGTCGCCTATATCCCGCAGGTTCTAGCGCTCGCATCTTCCTGTAGTGCTGGTCTTCAAATTTGGCGCGCGCTTCATCGCCATCGTTGCGAGCTTTCGCAGCCCTGCGGCCACAATCTTCATATACCTCTAACCCGTTCATAATTACCATAACCCTATCCCCCTCTCACATAATCCAGCCTAGCAGCATGATGGCCAGGGCTATTGCTCCCAAGGTCGCGAGTGTTTCGCGGCCTTCGATCACATGGCGCGGCTTCATTCATCCTCACCATAAGCTGACAGGATACGCCCCCCGCTATCGGCGCAATACAGGCTGGTATCTTCCCAGTTGATATCCGCGCCAATAACACGCCATCCTGTAAAGTCATGGTCGCGTATCGCTTCAAGTATCAGACGCCTATTCTCGCGTGCGGCCTTGAATGACAGCGCTTCACCATCACTCATGACAAAGTAAACGGGATATCCCCCCGGCCACGCCCACGGCCCTTGGCGCATGTCGCGCCTGAAGTCTGATATACTGTAGCCCATCGTCATTCTCCCAAATCCCGCAGTGCGGCGCGCACGCGAGCCGTAGTGTATTTGAAGCCATCCGGCGTCTTTTCCTCACCATAGACGGCCAGGAAACGATGGGCAGCTATGGCGACCCATCGCGCGGCATTTTTCGCCTTGGCACCGGCTATGCAATCCATGGCGAAACGATAAATAGGTTCGTCGTTGCCAATCCATAGAGCGACGTTCCAATGCCCTTTTGAGGGGTGGCCATTGTACTCCTTGCTCATGACCTATCCCTTCTGATAGTTGACGAACATGACGGCGGCGCAACGATACGGCCGAAATTCCAGCGTGTCGCCATGATCGTATCGCTTGCCCCTCACACCAGTCAGACCAACTGCAGCCTTTGCCCTGCGCATTAGCTCGCGATTGGCGACCTTGTTAGCCTTAGCATAGTTGGTCCCGCCATCGTACCCGTAGTGGGTCAATTCAGGCATGGCGACAGTAGCGCGGCGGACCCAACAATAGTTAGGCTCGCCCCCGAATGTATCCGTATATTCCACATCATACTTGTGGGACATAGCCTATTCCTCCCTTTCTTCGATATCGGCGCGCGGTGCCAGGATGCCCGGCCTCCGCTGGTTTGCATCCTGCATTGCGATTGCCACGTCTACAGGCAATGCGCCTTGTGGCGAGTAGCGCGCGAGGAAACGCGCCAGGGGGGCCGCATCGTTGTCATCGTTAAAGCGTGCCATAGTCTTATCTCCTGTCCTTCGATACTTTGTGCTGGCCTTTGCACGCGGCAATGAAACGTTCCGCGTCAAAGTTAGGATTGGTGTCGCACAATTCGTTCGCGAATTGCCGCGCGATATCGTCCGTTGTCGCCTTGAAGCCCCGTTCCCCCATCCGGCGGATTATATCCGCCACAAGCTTAAAGTGACGGTGCTGCATGAATGGCGCTCGTGACCGTGCCATGCTCAATCCTCCAAACCAAAATCGGAGCGCTTGGGCGCGATCATGAACGAACGATATTCCGCTTCGATATTGGCACGCGCGTCGGACGGGTTATCCCCATACCGCTTGTCCCATGCGATACCCCGCTTTGACGCGGCGGACTGGATATCTTGCGCGCTTCCCAGCTTGCGCACAAAACGAATGGAACCGCTCACATACTTATCGAACTTCTGACCTGCGATAGGGGTTACAGGCTCCACAAGGTAGCAATCCCCCTTCACCCATGCATACCAATTCTCAATGCTCGTGAAATGGTATCCGGAACGGCAGATATCAGGTTCAGCATACGCAGTCGGGACCGCGCCGCTCAATTCATCCGCCGTGTATTGATGGCTTCTCTCTTGTGAACCCGTACCATCCGGCATCACGAATTTGATATACGTATTCAGCGGCAAATCCAATGCAGCGGCGATGGACTGGACGATAGGCCCGGACCGCAAGCAAGCCGCAGTCGCGAGGATATAATCGCTATCCCGGTTCACCGCGTGTGCGACAAGCCGGTCAAAAGCCCGTACCGCTTCATTGTATTTCCGTTCTTTACGTTCCCTCACGCGCTTCGCCTTGACCTTGACGGGGTCTAGCGCGTCCAATGCCGTTTGCGTTTCGTTGCCCCTTCGATACCCACGATAGATATCCGGCGCGGAATATACCGGCCGGGGAATCTTGCTAACCGCCATGCCAATGGCGCGCGCAATGGCGACTGCCTCTGCATAGTGATTGTGTGAAGCGCAAGAAACGGCAACCGCTTGCCAGTCCGGGGCTTTAGCCTCAGGCACCACGTCCCAAGGCAGGACAATCGCCACGCTGTCAACGGCCGGATTGATAGCGCGCTGGACCATGGTCGCGACGCAATCGCTTGGCCGGCCCCAAGGGCCATAACGCCGGCCGCGCAACTGGCCAATCACAATGGCGCGGCGCTTCCCTTTGCCAATAGGCCAAGCCAC